TAAAGGTAATAGCGACCCTATGACACTTTTAGAAGAAGGATTTGAAAGGTTAGGTATAGAAGAATGAAAGCAATATTATTAAGTATTAGACCAGAACATGCGGTAAATATATTAAATGGTAAAAAGACTTTAGAAATTCGTAAGAGTGTGCCTAAAGACTTTGTAGGTTGGGTGTATGGGTATGTTACTAAAGGGAAGCCATTCTTAATGCACGCATTTGACAACACATATTATTCACATGATATGACTGAAAAATATAGAATGAAAAACGATTTAAACGGCACAATACCATTTAGATTTTGGTTTGATGAGTTTATTGATTTACATTTAGATTATAATACCGACTATAAATACTATTGGTATGATTTAAAAAATAGCGATTATACAGACAACCAAAAAGTAGATGGTTTATTAGATAAAATGTGCATAACGGGAAAACAATTTTATGATTATTGTGATAGAGATATGATGTTTGCATGGCACATAAAGAAACTTGAGATATTTGATAAGCCTATGCAGTTGAGAGAGTTTAGAAAAAAAGATTTAAGTAATGTATTAGCAACACCGACTGATTGGCCTATAATTATTGACAAGAATATTGTTAAACACCCACCCCAAAGTTTTCAATATGTGTGGGTAAAGGAGTAGAGTATGAGCTTTCATAACAGCGACTTACCACGCACACCATTTGCGGACGATCTAAACGAGAAACGCATAAACTATACAGCAGAAGTAAGTTTATATGATTTACACAGAACGCTTAAAACACATTGTAAGGAAGTTTACGATAAAGAGTATATAAGTATCGACATGTTGGCTAAAATACGTTTAACGGTAGATATGATAGAAGATAAGTTAGGTATAAGCACGTATGATGAGAGAATGGAGTTGATTAAGAAGTTATGAGAACAAGTAAGTTTAGAGGTAAAGGTATAGAAACAAAAGATTGGTGGGAAGGTTCATTAATACAATTAGAAAATGGTAAATGTTATATTACGCAAGATATATTAACACCTCAAGATCGTGGAGAAAAAATAGGTTATTGTTTATCACATTTTGAAGAAGTAATACCATCAACCATAGGACAATCCACAGGACTATATGACAAGAATGGCGTTGAGATATGGGAAGGCGATATTGTTAAATTATCAGATGGATATAGTTTAGTCATGCCTATTGCATACAAAGGTGAAATAACATTTGATAAAGCAGGATATTTAAAATGTGGTAGAACACCGTTACATGAAATGCCAATAGAATATTATGAAGTCATTGGCAACACACACGAGGACAAGTTATGAGCGAAGAAGAACGCAAACTCATAGACAAGTTATACTATCGCAAGGGGTTAGGAGTTCCACGCATATTAGCATTGCCATGCTTTAGTCATTTAACCGAGTATAAGTTATACAAGTATTTAAACTCAAAGGAAGGCAAGGAAATTAAAGTCTATAAGAGCGAGAGAGCAGAGCAAGTATTAAAGTTAAAAAAGAAAGGGATTAAATACAAGAAGATTGCCGAAATCACAAACTTATCACTTAAGACAGTTTACAATTATGCACGGTTAGATTTGTAAAACTTTTGATGTATTGACAAAAATTAAAAAAAGATATATATTGAGGTTGAAGCAGTAGAGTGATCTATTACTTCTTCCTTTCTTTTACTAAAAGGCACGAAATGTGTCTTTTGGTGTATGGAGTGTCATACGGACTATAAACGGTGTTACACGGTAGGTGGTATAAGTGGGTAGACCAAACGCATACGAAGAAATCATTAAACCTAATTTAGATCGAATAAGAGAACTTGTGGCTAAAGGTATGACTAACAACCAAATCGCAAGAATTATCGGTGTATCTCCATCTACTTTATACAAATATAAGGCAGAGTATATGGAGTTAAAAGAGAATTACAAAAAAGGTATAGATGAAAAAATAGTAGAATTAGAAGAAACTGCATATAGTGTTGCAACTGGTAAATATGAAGCAATAACAGAGGATATTGTATATAACGCTGATGGCGATATTGTATCTCGAAAAGTGAAGAGAGTTAAGCAAGTAGATACCACTGCACTTATATTTATGCTTAAGGCACTTAAACCTGAAATGTATGCTAATTTAGAACCTGATGATAACAAAGATGTAGTTAAAGCTATACAAGACTTATCAGAGAAACTTACATGAGATTAGATGACGTTATATTAAGTGATAAAGCAAAAGCATTTTTAAAAGATGATAGTAGGTTTATACTAAACGCTGGACCAACTGGAACTGGTAAGACATTTATAACAGGTCTTAAAACATTCTTTAGAGTGATGACAAGTCCAAAGGGCAGAGATACATACGCTATCGTCGCTGAAAGTCAAGTAACAGCAGAAAAGATGTTTATTGATGATGATGCAAGTTTTGTTAATATATTTCCTAACTGTCAATATGTAAGTGGTAAGAAACCACATATTCGCATACAAACGGTTAATGGAAACAAACGTATATATTTAGGTGGGTATGCAACGAGTAGAGACTGGCACAAGATATTAGGTCTTAACTTACATGGCATACACATAGAAGAAGGCACAATCGCAAATGATGACTTTATACGTGAAGCATTTGTAAGAGCAAACAGATTAGCGACTAAACCATTTATGCATGTTACAACGAATGGTGGAGTTCCTGAACAAATATTATATACCGAGTTTTTTGATAAAGCATATTATGATGAAGAGTGGAACACTAACATACCAGATGCTGAAAGATTAGCGTTGAAGTGTAGTGATCCAAAGTTTAAATATTGGTATTGGGGATTTGATGATAGTGTTACGTTGAAGCAAGATGACATAAACGCATTATTTGATTTATTTCCAGTAGGTAGTTTTTTCTACAATTCAAAGATATTAGGTATAAGGGGTTATTCAACTGGGTTATTATATGCGAGTTTATTTACTGACTTGATATTGAGCCAAGAAACCCCAAAAGCAACATGGGTTAATTTTAGCGACTTAAAGATAACAAACATACAAGAGTTAAGTGTAGGTATAGATGTAGGTAATGCAGCAAAGACTGTGTTCACATTGGTAGGTTATACGTTTAGATTTCAAAGAGCAATCGTAATAGATGTATATGAAGTAGAGATGACTGACACCAAAGATTATACACATATCATAGAAGAACTCAATAAATGGTTGTTTGAATGGTATAAGGTTTTCTTTAATACTATTAAGCAGATAAGAGTTGATAAGAGTAGCCCACTTTTTATTAAACAAATAAGAAACAATATATCCTTAAAGGAAATAGCCGTATTAGAAAGTGTATCAGGCAAGATAGTCAATAGAGTAAGTATGAAGCAACAACTTATTAAACAGTTTAGGTTAATGTTTGTTAATTCTAAATCAGTGCATAAAATGGTTGATATGCTTAAAGTAGTTAAAGATGATGGCAAGGGTGGGCATGTTGATGACAACACACCTGAAATAGATTATAGTGATAGTTTAGACTATGCATTAGAACCATATGAAACACGCATGGCAATATATAAGTTTAGGAGATAAGATATGACTGAAGAATTGGTAAAGTATAATCATAGCAAAGCACTAATGGAGCGTGAGTTAGAAGAGAACGCTATTTGGTTTAATGGAGACCCCACAACAATAGAATACTTTTTTAAGATAACATATCCAAAGTATATTAAAGATATCAAGTCATCAGTCAAGGCATATGATCGTGTTCCTAACTTCTGGAATAGTGTAAGTGGAGATATACCAAGAATACATAGTGGTATAGCAGCTTTAATTAGTAGAACATGGGTAAGGTTAATAAAGACACGCACAATGAAAGTAGAAGTAGAAGATAAGAGTGAAGAGAAGTTACTTATAGATATACTAAAAGAAAACAATTTTATATCATGGTTAAATAAAGCAATCGTAACGAAATCATGGGCTGGGTATACATACTTTAAGTTTTCATATGATGAAGATATAAGTAAATATCCTATCATAGAAATGGTAGACCCAAGATATGTAGAAATAGAAGTGGTAAGAAAACGCATTAAGAGTTTTACATTTAAAATATTTAAGATAGTTGATGGCGAAGAGATTATTATATATGAAACTTATGAGATGCAAAATAAAGTAGCTCAAATATCGTATAAGGCGGTTAAAGTAATAAACGGTAAAGAAGAAGAAACGGCTTTACCACAAGGATATGAAAGAACAACAATATCCATAGACTTCATACCAGCGTTCTTAATGAATAACACCACATACAATTCAAGATTTACTGATAGCATATTAGGAGAAAGTGATTATAAGAATGTTCAGTCATTGTTCCATATGTTAGATAGTATCTTATCAAATACTGAATTAGACGTAGACAACGCAAAAGCAGTTAAGTTTGTATCAGAAGATATTATTAAAAAAGATGACAAAAATGAAGGTAAATACGATAAGAATGAAGTAGTCGTAGAGTTATCAAGTGCTATGATGCAAGACCCATCATTTGACATTAGAAGGCTTATATCGTTGTTACAACCTTTAGTAAGGGTAGAACAATTTAACGCAACAGCAAAGGAAGTAACAGGCCGTATACTTGCTAATATAGGGTTAAGTCCTGTATCGGTTGGGTTGCCTGGATTTGATAGCATAGATGCAGCAGCAGACAGCCAAAGAGCAAGAAAAGAAACATCTATTGTATCACGTGATGAAAAAGTAGAATTGATTACAGAGTTTTTAGTTCCATTCTTTGACAAGTTATTGAAATATCATCATTCTATACATGGGGAAGCATTTAAAGATAATAAAATCACAGTAGAGTTTGATAAATACGGTAGTCCACAATTTGAAGATTTAGTAGATACTATTGTTAAGGCTAAACAAGGCGGCGTTATGACAGTAAGACAAGCGATAGAAAAGCTATATCCTGAATTAACACCTGAAGAAGTAGAACAAGCGGTGGTAGATATTAAGGGCGAAAGCATGACACCATTTTTAGAGAGTGATATTGAATGATAGACTTATCACATTTAGGTGATTTGCAACCTGATGGCAGTGTTAGATTATTTGATAGAAACATACAATACCGTAAATATCGAAGAATAAGACAATCAACTGAACAAGAGATATTTTTAACCAATAGGGGATTTACAGTTGTTCAATCATCAAATGTTAGTGCATTACAAGTTGCAGGAGATGATTTATATATTCGTTTCTTAAATGGATCGCTTTATCGTTATCAAGGCAGTGCAAATATATTTGATAAAATCATGGGTAGTTTATCTAAAGGTAGTGCAGTGTGGAAATATTTAAGGAGACCTAAAAAACCATATGAGAAAGTAGGCAAGATAGATTTTCCTAAAGACATAAGCACAGCAGTAGACGAAGAATTAAGAAGTTTGACCGACCAAGATATATTTCAATCCATAGATGCACAAGTCATATTAAACATGACAAGAAACATAGATAATGCAGTATTACAAAACAAGGTATTAAGTGTTAATGGTATACAAGTAGTTCCATTAGTTATGGGTAAAAAGACTATATACATACCACTATCACTTCTTATAGTCCAAAACTAAAGACTTTAAAAGTTGGAAGGAGATTAAATGATGAATGAAGAAACAAAAGTTGAAACTGTTGAAACTGAAAACACACAGGAGCAAGTAGACGTGCAGGAAACGGAAACGCAAGAAACGGAAACGGAAACACAGGATAAAAAAACTTTCACGAAAGAAGAAGTCGAACGACTTGTCAAAGGACGCTTAGGCAGGGAGAGAGAATATTTCGCTAAAAGTTTGGGGTTAGAAAAATATGATGATGTCAAAAGTTTTGTTGAAGGAT